AGCGCGAGCCTGGCCCGCCCCGCGAGGCTCGGCGCGACCCACAGGATGCCGGCGCGATACTCGCTCATCAGCCTCGCTCCTCGAGTTCGCAATCCAGCCGCGTGAACCGCTTGCGGCCGTCGATGTCTCGCGTTCGCCGCACCCGGAACCGCTCCAGCCTGGGCGTTCGGTCCGGGCGAATGGTCTGGCGCAGCACGACGCATGTCGTGTCCACCCAGTCGAGCCAGCGAATCGTTATCGTGTGGCTCACGCCCACATCGACCTGTTGCGCGGCATAGTACGTCATCGAGCCGATCGGCTGGACGTCCGCGCGGATCCACGTCAGGCCGGTATTGGTTTCGAGCAGGCCGGTCGAGCCGGTGTCCTGAGCCTGTTGCCGCGTCGCCAGCGCGACCCTCCAACGCAGCGAACCGATCCGCACCGCGTTGGGGTCGGGTCGGTCCATGTCAGGCGGGCGGCACGTCGAATTTCGTCATGACCGCATATTCGACCCGGCCCTGCGCTTTCATGGCGTGGCGGGAGACGTTGTTGGTCTTCATGGCCCCGCTCAGGATCGTGGGCCGTCCGAGTTCGCGGGCGCGCTCCACGAGGGCGTCGAACATCGCCGTGTGCACGCCGGTGCGCCGGAACGCCAGTTTCACGTACGCGAGATTGACGAATACCGAGGCGTTCCAGGGTTGATCGCTCCAGGTCAGCACGCCCACCGGAACCGCGTTTTCCCGAAGGGCCAGGATCGCCTTCTGCTCCCAGTTGAGCACGAAGCCCCCGTCCGTGTGACCCTTTTTCACCAGCCACATCCAGCCTTCGACCGCGAGCGCCAGCGCCGGGGTGCGCGTCATGTTGTTGTAATGCCTGATTTCCATGCCATTAACCCAGGAATTGCAACCTTTCGTTGTCGAGCAGCCAATCCGCCGTCGTGGGCATCTCGCCGCCGGCGTCGCCGCGATGCTCGTACAGAAAGGCCGTCATCATGAGAATGGCCTGCACGGTCGACCGCGGCACGGCCTCGGCCGCCCCGTAGCCCGCGGTAAACGCGATCTGGATGTCTCCGAGCCGCGCCCAGTGCAGCAACGTGCCGTCGACCAGGGGCGTATCGCGTCCGAAGACGAGCCGCGCCGGCGTCAACGCCAGGTCGGCGATATAGCCAAAGATCGGAGTGTTCGGCGGGACCGGCAGCGTCGCGGGCAGGATTGTCGTCGCATTGCCGAGAACGTCGGTGACGACGACCGACTCAATCGACTGGATCGGTGCCCTCGGGAGATACAGGGCGCGCGGCATCCGGCTGCGCTCGGGGTGCAGTTGCTCGGTCGGGCGCACCGTCCAGAGCAGTTTTTGTGTGAGCAGAGCCCGGGACTGATACCCCTCCGCCTTGATCCTGGCCGCCGTCAGGTAGCCGGCGAGCAGCCGGTCGTCGTCGGAGGAGTCGATTCGGCAATGCTGCTTCGCCTCCGCCAGCGACACCGGCTCCGCCGCCGGCGGCGTCGTGACCAGGAGCGAGGTTCGCATCGCGCTTTCCTTCGCGGGCCGCGTCCCGCGTTAAGTAATCGCGATCGCGTTCCATCATGTGAGTTCGTTCCGCGTGACCACGTTGACGATGGCCCCGACGGGCTGCGCGACCGGCGCGGCGAGCGTGCCGCTGCGCAGTTGGATCATGTTGACCCCGCGCCAGTCGTAAGACGGCGCGGTCAGCGGCATCACGAACTGATTGGCGGCCGCCTGAATCGCGATGGCGTTGCCCGCGCCGTCGACCAGCTCCTGCCAGGTGATCCCGCCGTCCGGGCTCGCCTGAAACGTGATGGGTGCGGCGGCCCAGGCCGCGGGCATGGAGAAGCCGACGATCGAGAACGCGCCGGTCGGGCAGGGGGCGGACAAAGACTGGCCGGGCGCGATCGTCGCCGGGCAGAGCGTGAGACCGATCGCGTACATGTCAGCGGCGACTCATCCAGACGCGCACGTAATCGGTCGTCAGGCTGGCGACGCCGGCCCCGGCCGCCTTGTAGCAGGCCAGATAGGGCTGCAGGACGGCCAGCGCCCCGGTCGCCGCGAAGTTGACGAGCCCCGTGCTCGAGACCTGAACGCCGTCGATATAGAAGCGGATGTCGGTCGGCGAATTCGCATCGACCCGATAGGTGTGCCAATCGGTCGTGCCGACAACGACACCCGTCGCGAATGTCGTGGTCGTGACCCCGTCGAACGCCAGGATGGAGACAGCGCCGGACCCATTGACCCCGAAGGCGAGGAAACACGCATTGTTCGCCGGCCCGTCGATCCACGCCGAAAACAGGCCCCAAACCGCCTGCACGCCGGCGAGCGACGGCAGGACGGGCAGAACCAGGCGGGTCTCGAACTCCGCCGCGGCGAGCACGTCCATCGCCAGATTGTCGTCCCAGTACAGGACCGCGTCCTCTTTCTCGGCCGTCGCCGAGAGCGCGATCTGCACCTGGCCGCCCGGCGCGCGGAGAATGCCCGCGACGATGGGCGGACCGGCCCCGACGATCCGTTTGACGAAGGGATCGCCTTGCACGGGCGAACCGGCGGGCGGGATCGTCTCGAACGCGGCGCCCAGAAAATCCTGCGAGTACGAGACGGGAGCAACCGGGAGCACCGTCTCGAACGTGGCCGTGTCGTAGAACTCCAGGCGGTTGGCGCGTATTTTCGATGTTGTGCTCATAGGGGCCTCCCTTGAATGCTGTCGGAAAGAGGCCCGGTTCAGGCGAAGGTGGTCGGCGCCGACGCACCCTGAATGGACTGAAGGATAAACAGTTTCGCGCCGGTGATGTTGGCCGCGTTCGACGCGCTCGTGACGACGGCGACGGTCTTGTAATAACCCACGGCCCCGTTGCCCACGTTCATGCACATTTCCGGTACGATCTCGAATACCACCAGCTTGTCGGCGAGCGTCGCGTTCGTCGTGAAACCGGCCGCGGACAGTTGCTGCACCAGCGCGTCCGTGGCCGCGGTGTTTGCGTTCAGGAAGATCGGCGTGGCGCCCATCGGCACCGCGCCGGTGCCGAGCACGTCGAGCGCCTGCATGAGCGTCAGGGTCACCGGGGCCGCGTTGCCCTGGTTGACCTCGACCACGACATAGGCCTTCAGCGCGTTGCGCAGGTCGCGGTACGGGCTCGTGCGTCCGGCGGCGTCCGCCGCGATCGGCAGCAGCACGACGGGCGGGATTTGATAGGGCATCGAAAATTGCCGTGCCATGAATGGTCTCCGGCCGCCCCCCGAAGCGGCACGTCGATTGCCCGCGCGATGGGGATGCGCGCGGTTCGCCGAATTCGTTAAATTTCGACTAAACGGGAATTAAGAGGCGTTGGACGATCAGCGTTGAGCCAGCGCGATGAAGGGACTTTTCGTTAGGCCCTTGAACGGCGAGATCGGCACCGACCACATCGGCTTGCCGTCGACGCGATAAGTGATGCGGAAGACACTTTCGTCGGTCAGGAATGCGACGTGCATGGACGTCGCCGCCTGCACGCCGTTCTTGTCGACCAACGTGTACTGGGAAAAATCGGCGAGCAGGATGTCCCCCGGGGAGCCGAGGGCGCCGCTGTATTCCGTCCAGACCACCTCGCGCCCGTAGAGGGTCGAGTAGGGCGTGGCGCTCAGGCCTCCGGGCGGCTGATAGACCACCTGGCCGCCGGTGCCGACCGCCTGGTTCATGGCCTGGAGCTGCGGAACGACGTCCTGGTTGATGTACCACGCCGCGTTCTTCATCGAGCGCGACCACATGCGCGCCCACATCTTGTCGACGTTTTCCTTGACGATCGTTCCCGCCGCCTGCCCCGTCTCCTTGGGGATGAGGATCAGAGCCGGGCTGTTCATCACACCGAGCGGCATGCCGGCGCCGGTGCCCTCGTAGATGGCATCCTCGGTCATGAACATGACTTCTTCCGCGAACGCCTGGCCGGCGATCGAGGTCAGAGCCGTCGAGTCCTGCAGCAATTCGTCGGTCGTGAACATCACCGACATGAGCTTCTTCAGATCGAACTCGATGATGCGGAACTTCGGCCGGGACGCGCCGACCGCGGTGCCTTCGCCCACCCAGACCGACGAGACGCCGCCCCAGCGCGATCCGGTCGCGCGGCTGGTTTCGTCTATGCCCGGGATCTTGATGCCGTTGGCGTTGGCGCTGATCGGAATCTTGTTCACCTGGCCGATGATGTGGCCGAGGTCGTGCGCGAGCATGAATATCGCGGCCGCGAAGTCGATTTGCACCAGGAAGCCGCCGCCGGTCGGATCGACCTCGCTGGCGCCCGTCGGCGCGCGCACGAGGCGCGAATCGGTGTCGCTTCCCTTGGACGCGAAGTGCCTGAACACGCTTTGCAGTTGCTCGCCGAGCGACCGGTAATGGCCGCTCGCGGTTGGCGTAAAGTCATAGCCTTTGCGGGCGAGGGCCATGTAATCGTCGAAGCCGCGCAGGATCGGGCGCGGATCCATCCCGCGCACCTGACTCAGCGTGCGCTGCATCGGATTGACGGCGGCCCCGTCTGGCGATCCGCCGCCGATCGGCCGCGCCAGATCGGCCATGCGGCGCTCCGCCGTCTCGAGATCGCCGATCTCGGCGCTGAGTTGAGCGCACTCCGCCTCTTTCGCGGCGAATTTCGGCGTTCCGGCCAAAGCCCTGAGTTCGTCCACCGCGCGGCCGAGGGCCTGGCGGCGCGCAAGTAGCGTGCTCATAATGTCGTGGTCTCCTAATCGCCTTGCCGAAGGGCTGGACGGCGGATCAGACGGCGTGCTTGCGCCTCAACTCCTCGGCGCGCGCGAGTTGCGCGGCCTTCTCGCTCTCCCGGCCGTCGTCGGCGTCCGGATCGGGCGACGGCGACGTTCCCTCGTCGGCGTTCAAGGCGTCGACGACATCGTCGAGCAGCGACATGCCCTTGGCATGGTGGATCATCCCCTCGGCCATGAACGCCTTGCCGGTCCGCAGGCACTTGTGGGCCATGCGGATGGAATCTTCGTGCGCGAGGGGGGCCACGCGATCGTCGCCGTCGTCGCCGGGCTCGCGGATCAGTCCGAGCAGCCGGGTCAGGAGCGCCCGCATTTCCTTCTCGTCGGGCTGCGGCTCGTCCGCCGATGTCGCGGCGTGAACCGAGCAATCGCCGGGATCCTGCATGCCGCATGCGTCGGCTTTCTTGCGGCCGCAGGTGCCTACCAGCGCGCCTCCCGCCGTGGGATCGTCTTCGCTCGCGCCAGCGCGCCGCGGAGTGGGTTTCTTCATTAGCTTGGGTTCCTGTGCCGCTTTGCGAAGGCGGTCGAGTTCGGCGCGGGGCACCATGACGTGACCGGCGTCCGCGAGTGCGCGTTCGGCCCACTCGGCCAGCGGTCGCGTGTCGATCCCTTTGGATCGGGCCTCGCTCAGCGCGTTCGGATTGGCCGGCACCGGACAAACCGAGATTTCCAGCAGCGTTTGCCGCTTGAAGTCGATTCCCCACCTTCGGTCGGGATCGGCGTCGACGAACGAGTATTCGAGAGGCAGAAACCCGACGCTGACGGCGCGCAGGAACCTGCCGCACAACAGTTGGTAGATGGTTTCGGCGAAGGCATAGGTTTCCGGGGGCGCGAACTCGATGTCCCCCATGAATCGCTTGCCTTCGACGGCCAGATTGGAGGCGCGCCCGATCGGCGGCGAGGAACTGTCGTGCGCCCAGAGCGCGACCGGATTGGCGTCGAAATCCTCGGTTTCCCAGCCGTCCGCGGCGATCGTGTCGCCCATGCGGTCGACCGACTGGTCGGAAAAGCAGAATCGGCGCGTTCTCTGTGCGTTCGCGACCGGAACGGAGTCGTCCGTCGCCAACCGGAACACGCCGCCCTCGACGGGCAGCTTTCGCTTCGCGGCGGCGCGGAACTGCTCGATGGTGAGTAAACCTGTCACGGCAATCTCACGACGCCGTCGCGCGAGAGGAACCACAGTTTCCAGGCCTTCCGGTGCCGGACCGCGAGCACCCACCCGTCCGCGCACTGGTACAATTTGACCGGCAGCCACCGGCGCGGCCGGAGCGCGTCCAGCCATTTCGGGAGAGAGTCAGCCGTCAATGCTCGTCGTCCTCCGGAGGCGAGGGTCCGAGCACGCGGCGGGCCAGGGCGACGAAGGATTCCAGGCCGTCCGCCAACAGGCTCGCCGCCCCCGCGAGGGCGCGATGATCGCCGTTCATCCCCGCGACGATCGATGTCCGTGCCCGGCTCGCCGCGCGCTCGATGTTGTCCAGCGCCGTCGCCGCCTCGGCATGCGTCGGCGGGGCTTCTTGTAGGCCGCGCAGGGCCGCGTCGGCGCCGTGCCGCGCCGCGGCCGCGAATCTGGCGTCGCGCGCGACCGGATCCTCGCTCGCCGGCGTTTCGGCGAGGCCGCGCCTCGCGGCCTCCGCGCCGCGTTCCGCGGCCCCCGTATCGGGCCCCGGATCGGGTTTCAACGGTTCGTCTTCGGGCATCGAAATCT